GAAGTTGACGCCGCGCACCTTGTACCGCTGCTCCTTCAGCCGATCCACGACGCCTGCACCCAGGCCGCCCTCATCGACGACGGTCAGCGCAGGCTTGTATTCCTCAATGGCCTCGATGACGTGACCGACCACTTCCATCGTGTCAGCGCCGCGCAGCCGCTTGATGTCGATCAGGTCGCGTCCCTGCCGCACCGCGATGACGGTGGCATCCGATCCAAACCGCGCCGGATCGACGCCGATGGTGATCGGCGCCGTCTCGTCCTTGTGCTTGGGCCGCTTCATGGCGTCGTCCACCAGATTGACCGGGATGAACTGGTCGTCGCCCTCGCTGGGGAACTGACCGTACACTTCGACGTTGGCCTGGTAGCTGTCCGCGCCGTACTCGTCGATGATGCGCTGGTACAGGTTCTTGTCGGTTCCCTCGACATCCCGCGCGTCGATGTTGCTTGTGCGCCAGAAGCTGCGCTTGCTGTTGAACGTCTCGTAGAAGTAGCCGGTGTTGCGCCGCGGGTTGGAGAACGCGACGTGAAAGCGGTGCGGCGTGTTCTCCGTGAAGAAGCCGTCGCTGACCGACCAGATGCTGTCGGGGATACCGGACGCTTCGTCAAAGATCAGCATCACGCCGTCCCAGTTGTGAACCCCGGCGTAGGCGTCCGGGTTCTCCTCCGACCACAGCCGGCCCTCGACTGCCCAGTAGCGCGTGCCTTTCTTCAGGTCGCGCTCGACCAGTTCCGTGATCCACTTGGCCGGCATGATGCGCGTGGCGGCGATCTCAAACCAGTGGCTGTTTAGCGACATCGCCAGCCACTTGGTGATCTCGGCCCATGTGACGCTGCGTAGCTGCGCCTCGCTGTTAGCCGACACGATGGTCGTGCTGCCGATGCGCGTGGACAGCATCCAATGCACCAGCCAACTGACCAGCGCCGACTTGCCGATACCGCGGCCTGACGCCACCGCCTTGCGGAAGGTGTCGTAGTCCACCTTGCCTTGGTTGTCCTTGATGTGGTCGCGCAGGGTTCCCAGCACGTCGCGCTGCCATTTGCGCGGCCCTTTGAAGTGTTCCAGCGGCGTACCCGGCTCACCCCACGGGTAGGTCAGCAGCACAAACGCCAGCGGGTCATCCTTGATCGTCGGCGACCACAGCCGACTCATCAATTCCATTTCCTCGGCTGCTGAGTAGATTGGCTGCTGCATAGTGGGTGTTGTCCTCTAACGGCGTCAGTTCGGTGTACAGGCCCTCGATGACGCGCGACTGCGCCCGCTCTAGTGCGCCGGTGATGCTGATCTGCTGGTCGATGTTCACGTCGATCTGCTGCTTGGCCACCCAGCCGTGCTGGTGCTTGAGGATGTCGAGCGCAGCCCTGGCGTCGCCGTTGGCGGCGGCGTGATACATCGTCTTGGCGGCGGACAGTTCGCCGTCAGCGCGGCCCTTCATCTCAGCGACCTCGACCAGCGGGTCAAACTCAGACAGGCGCCGAAACTGCTTTGGCGTCAGCCCGGCGGCCAACGCCAGGCTGTCGCCTTTTAGGCCATAGCGCGCGGCTTCGTAGATCGCCTCCAAGCGCGCCTCGGTGGCTTCTGGGCGTTCGGGTGCGAACGGCAGGGAATAGAAGGTCATGGTGCCATAATAGATGACGCGGGTGGCGCGGGCAAGGCTGCACTAAACTGTGTTGCGTAAAAATAAAAAATAAAAAATTGTTTGCGGAGGGTGCCCGTGACAGCCACGCGCCCGCCGGCCCCCCCCCCCCCCTCCAGCATTCCCAGACACAGCCTGCGGCTACATGTCGCAGCGGATCGGCGCGGTCATTTCCCCGGCTGGGCAGTCTGGGCAATGACAATTCAACCGCCAGCCGCGCAGCTTGCGCGGGTCATTGTTGACCTTGGCGGTTTAGGTTCTGTTTTTTGGTTGGCTCAACATGAACGAGATTGCGTGACAATTTGACAATCTGGGCGAACCTGGCACCCAAACAGGCCATTTCTAGGTCATATAGGCGGTTTAGGCTATGGGGTTTTAATCGCACTCAGAACGGATGGGGGCGTGGCGCCACCATTCGCGCCAGCGTTACAGCGTATTAGCTATATAATACACTTTATAAAATATTCAGGAAACTACAATCAATAGCCTAGATAGCCTAGAAGTCTCATATCCCCTTGATAATAGGCGCGCATTTAGCCCCAAATCCTAGGCGGTTTGCCAGGCTCCCATGACAATCCAGCGCCTAAACAGCCAAGGCCAGGCTAACATTACAAATTCGTAAAGATGCAAACAAATGTGTTGCAGGGTTGGCCGGCGTTGATATGATGGGCGCATCAACACAGCAACGAAGGGAAACTAAAATGAAGCCGAACCGCAACAAGCTGAACGACTACCGCAACTGGTCACCCGCGGCGCTCGACGCCGCTATCATGTACGAAATTGAGAATTGCCGTTGCACCCAGCGCCTCGACCGCCTGTTGGCCGCGCGCAACTATAAGGGAGCCTAAGCCATGATCAAAGATGCACTCGCCATGCTGGCGCTGTTCGCCTGCCTTGCCATTCTCGCTATCATCTAAGGGGAAGTATCATGACCGAACGCCTTTGCATGTTCACGCCCAACGGCAGCAACGAAACGCGCTTTGTTAGCCGCGCGAAAGCCGCCGCCAGCTTGCGTTCATATCGCCGGAACGCCTTTGTGCGCCGCGATCAAGACTTGCCCGGCGCTTATTGGCTGGTCAGCCTTTTCGGCGAGCGTCACCACTTGGACACGTTGCGCTAACACCACACCGCACAATTCACTAAACGAAGGGAAACGACACCATGAGCGACACAGCGCAACAGATAGCCGCCCAGGCCATCGCCACGCATGGCCCTGCCAACGCCGCGCGCATCTACCGCGAGGCAGAGGCCGCCCATTACAGCGAGGCGCAATGGTGCGACATGGCCAGCGACGAACGCCGCAAGCTCGAGCTTGCAGAAAGCTATGGGCGCATTGCAGACTTGATCGAGCAACAGATAACCAACCAGGAGCAAGACCAGTGAGCGAGAAAACACCGATCGTATTTGGCCCGTCACCCGGACAGGCCGCCTATGCCGCATGGTGCGATGAGTTCGGCCATAAGGAAGACCCCTGGCATGAATTGACCGTCACCACGCAAGACGCATGGGATGAGATTGCGGAACGTGTAACAACGGACACAGTGATCTTGCCGGTGAACGGCTTTGAAGTGACCGTCCGGACGCGCAACGGCACGCTAACCTTTGCATGGGTAGGTCAAGCGGATCACCAGATGCACAGCATGATGATGACCGCCATAAGCCGCGCGGCAACGGGGAAGGATTGAACCATGAACATGAACGACCGCACCTATTACCGCAGCCTGCCCACACTGGCGCTGTTGGACGCTGCCAAGTACTCCGATAACGAACTGGCTATTGTGCTAGCCGAACGTCTGGCGGACGCCCAGGCCGACATCGCCAAGCTGTGGCGTCAGTGGGATGCCAAGCTGGCCAGTCAGTATGATGACTGAGCATGGCCGGGCTTTTGATCGCGCTGGCGCTGTTGGCACTGGCCTTACTAATCGAGGATGACAAATGACCACGACAACCACACCGCCGCGCCAAGAGCGCGACATACTGCAAGACGCCGCTGCGGCCATTGCAGAGCATGACGAATTGGCAAACGCGCTGCGCGCGTCTGAGGAACGCCTTCAAGCCTTGTGTGTCGAATACGGGGTCGCTACCCGGCGCTGGGCCTACGCACCCCACCATCTTCGGAAAAGCTGTGCGGCGCAGGGGCTGCTGTCATGATCCGCCCCATCATCAACATCAACGGCACCAGCGCGGACGACCTGATCGAGCCGCGCATCGCCGCCTACGACGCCCTGCAGGCCGCCATGGTGGCGCTGCAGCAGGTGACGCCCAACGGCCGGGACTACCCCGGCGACAACGACCAGTGCGTGGCCGATCGGGAGATGCACTACGCCCGCCTGCGCCAGATCAAGCTCATCATGGCCGAGATCATGGTCGAGGCCCTCGCCATCAAGGAGCAGATCAAATGAGCACGCGACCCCTCAACCGCGAGCAGTGGATGGCAACCTGCGCCACGCTCGCCCAAACCTACGAGAGAACCATGAACGTATATGCTGACATGCTCGCCATGCTCGAGGAGGTCGCCGACTACCTCGACCGCTACGCCGACGTGGTGGACGGCGACGACGGCCAGCCCGAGGCGAACGAAGCCATGCGCCTGCTGACGGCCGTGACCGACGTGATCGCCGCTGCAACAGGAGAACATCAATGAATATTGACGAACTGTTGGCCGCTTGGCCGACCGATATCCCGATGAAGGGCGAGTTGATCGACGACAACGGCTGCATGTGCGCTCAGGGGCAGGTGCTTCACTATATCGGCGGCATGACGCCGGATGATTTGCGCGAGATGAAGCAGGCGGATGCCGATCGCCAGACGGCTGAACTGCTGGGCATCAGCCGCGCTCATGCTATGCTTTTGCGCCGGGTAAACGATACCCTGCCGGGTGCACCGACGTGTGTGCTGACTGAGCCGGAGCAAGTTCTGGGTGATCAGGCGCAGCGCATTCTGGCGTTTTGGCGGCACCTCGACCGCATAACGGCGGGTGATTGGCAGAACGTGGCCGCCGCAGGGGCCGCCGCACGTGCCGCCGCAAGGGACGCCGCAAGGGACGCCGCAGGGGCCGCCGCATGTGCCGCCGCAGGGGCCGCCGCATGTGCCGCCGCAAGGGACGCCGCATGGGCCGCCGCAGGGGCCGCCGCATGGGCCGCCGCAAGGGACGCCGCATGGGCCGCCGCAGAGGCCGCCGCACGGGCAACCAATGAGATACATGGCGCGGCTGTCATGCGTGAGCGCGGCCAGCCGTTCTTTTTTCTGCCGATGTTCGGCTTTGCTTCGCCGGAGGATGTAAAATGACTGACGGCCCCGCCCTCATCTTCACCGGCTTCATTATCGCCCTCCTTGTCCTGCTGTTCTGGGCAGCAGCGTGGAAGGACAAGGCCCACCATCGCGCCGAGGCCCACTGTCAGGAGCGCCAGATGCTGCTGGTGGACACGCCCGCAGGCGAGCGCTGCGCGCACGTCTGGGCACTGGAGCCAGCACGATGACCCGCCGCCCCATCATCCACAATCGCGTGTTCTGGTGGCTGTACGAGGACGGGCGCAAGGAGCGCATATACGCAAACGAGCGCATACGCGCGCACCTGTCGCAAGTCGCCTCTGTTGACGCGCGCATGGCCAAGGAAGCGGCGCCCAGGGGGCGCACAAACCATCCGCCCAGGCCGCCAGGCACAGCGCCTACCCTGCCAGCTGCGGATCGCAACATCAGCAACAAGACACTAACAGAGCTTGCGTATGATTACGGCTGGGGGAGCGTGTACCGCTTCAGTGAGGCGCTGCGCAAACACCGCCGGCCTGTCTATGAACAGGCGCGCGCCAACGGTAACGCCAAGTCAGCCGCCAACCTGACACCGCCGGTTGCAACAGACAGTTTGACGTGCCATACAACCCACCCAAACAAAGGAAACGACAATGCAGCACAGTAGGATCGTCGGCGGATCGACCGCCAAGCGCGTCATCGCCTGCCCAGGCAGTGTGGCGCTGGTGGACAAGATGCCACCCAGCCCAAGCAGCAGCTACGCCAATGAGGGAACGCTGCTACACGACACCATCGCGGACGTGCTGGACAAGAACAAGCCGCCGGAAGCCTATCTGGGGCGCACCCATGAGGGCATCACGCTGAACGAAGACCTGATCGAACGCAAGCTGCGCCCGGCGCTGGCCGCGCTGGACGAGATCGACCCAGAGGGGAGGATGGAATATGCTGTCGAAAGCCGGGTGGGTTTTGGGGATTATCTGCCTGATGTTTTTGGTAGTACTGATTTTCTGGGCCGCATTGGTTGGCGCGCTGTTGTGCTGGATTGGAAATTCGGTGACGGAATACCTGTCGGCGCTGAGGAAAACGCGCAACTGATGTTCTACGCCGCCGCCGCCATGCGGACGGACACCACCAAGTGGGTGTTCGAGGGCGTCGAGGAGGTCGAACTGATCATCGTGCAGCCGCCCAGCGTTAAGCGGTGGGTGACCACGGTGGAGCGCATCAAGGCGTTCGAGGGTGACCTGAAGGCGGCTGTCACACGGGCGCTCAAGCCCGACGCGCCGCTGAAGGCGGGAGACCATTGCAAGTGGTGTGCTGCCAAGCCTGTCTGTCCGGTGATGACCGGCGCCGTTGACCGCCTGTTGGCGACCAAGCTGGACGCGCTGCCGGTGGATCAGATCGCGCACTATCTGGATCAGGTGCCGCTGGTGGAGGATTTCATCTCTGGCCTGCGGGCACTGGCTGAACAGATGCTGACTGAAGGCAAGCCGGTGGGCGACTGGAAGTTGGTGCCGAAGCGGGCGACCCGCCAGTGGGCCGACGAAGACAAGGCTGTGGCGTTCCTGACAAGCGCGGGCGTCGAAGCCTGGGGTGAACCGAAGGCCATCACGCCAGCGGTGGCCGACAAGGCGCTCAAGAAGATGAAGATCGAATTGCCGGCTGACCTGGTGGTCGCCGTCTCCACGGGTAACACTCTGGCACCGGGGAATGACCCCCGGCCCGCGGTGTTGCAAATCGGCCATACGCTTAAGAAGGCAATGGCCAAAATCCAGTAAGGGAACATGATAATGTCGAATGAACTCTCTAAGTTTGGCGGCTCCAATCTGCCGTCTGTCAAGTCTCTGGCGTCCGCGCTGCGCTCTATCGAATCGTCGGCTGGTGCTGGCGGCATGGCCATCCTCAAAATGGACAAAACCGGCCACTGGGTGTTCGGTGCCGATCAGACCGAGGTTGAGGACGACAGCCTGTGGGCCGTCAATCCGTTCTCGTTCGTCCACGGCTACATCGCTTGGGGCGACGGCGAAGTGCTGGCTGAGAAGATGGTCAGCGTCTCTGAACCGCTGCCGGAACTTGACCCCGCACCGCCATCCGCCAAGCGCGGCTGGGAAATGCAGATCGGCATGACGCTGGCCTGCACGAACGGCGAGGACGAAGGTCTGCAAGTCCGTTACAGCGTGACCAGCGTGGGCGGTAAGCGCGCCGTGCAGGGCCTGGCCGTGGCCATCGCTGAACAGGTGGACAAGGATCAGGACAAGCCCGTGCCGGTGGTGCGCCTCAAGAAGGAACACTATCAGCACAAGAGCTATGGCCGCATCTTCACGCCGGTGTTCGACATCGTGAAGTGGTCGGGCATGGACGCAGCCCCGGCGGAGGAAGACGCCGAGGAAGCGGAAGTCCCGGCTGAAGACGCACCGCGCCGCCGGCGCCGCGTGTAAACTGGGCAGCGAACGCCGGGGCGGGTTGGGCCGCCCCGGCTAGTAGCGGATGAAGTGAGGCATCAAAATGACTAACGTACACTTTTCGAGCGCGACTGATTTGTGGGCCACGCCGCAAGACTTTTTTGACCGTTACAACGGTTTGTACGGTTTTCAATTAGACGTGTGCGCGTCTGCAGAAAACGCAAAATGCGCCAGATTCTTTACAAAAGAAGACGACGGGCTGGCGCAGGAATGGGCGGGCGTCTGTTGGATGAACCCACCTTATGGGCGCGGTATCAAACATTGGATGCGTAAGGCGTATCAAAGCAGCCTTGCGGGCGCTACTGTCGTTTGTCTTGTCCCGGCGCGCACGGATACGGCGTGGTGGCATGACTACGCCGTGAAGGGCCAGATTGAATTTATCAGAGGCCGATTGAAGTTTGGCGGCGCTGTTAACTCCGCACCGTTTCCTTCAGCAGTGGTCGTATTTACCCCGCCGCTGGGGCGCTAACATGACCATTCTATGGCTCGATTTCGAGACGCGCAGCCGCTGTGATCTGCCGGCCAAGGGCGTCTACAACTACGCGCAGGACGCCAGCACCGACGTGCTGTGTATGTCCTACGCCTTCGACGATGATGACGTGCGGACGTGGACGCCTGACCAGCCGTTCCCGACTGACGTGCGCCACCACACCGGCCAGATCAGGGCGCACAACGCCGCGTTTGAGCGGCTGGTGTTCTGGTACGTCCTACAGATCGACTACGCGCTGGAGCAGTTCTATTGCACCGCAGCACAAGCCCGCGCCAACTGCGCGCCGGGCAGCCTGGAGGACGTGGGCCGGTTCGCTGGCGCGTCCATGAAGAAAGACCACCGCGGCGCGCAACTGATCCGGCTGTTGTCGATCCCGCAGGCGGACGGCACCTTCCGCGACGACCCCGGCCTGATGGCTGAGATGGTCGCCTACTGTGAGCAGGACGTGCGCGCCATGCGGGCCATCGCCCAGGCCCAGCGTGAACTGTCCGCTGATGAGTTGCGCGACTACCACGTCAACGAGCGCATCAACGACCGCGGCGTGCTGCTGGATCGCCCGCTGGCGCTGGCCGCCGTGCAGTACGCCGACGCCGAGTCCACCGACATCCAGCAGACGGTCGAGGAGGCCACCGGCGGCGAGATTACGTCCGTCCGCAGCCCCAAGATGCGGGCGTGGGTGCTGGATCGCGTTGGGCCGCAGGCGCTCAAACTGGCGACGGTTTACAAGGACGGCGAACCCAAGCTATCAATCGACAAGAACGTCCGTTTCAATCTGTTGGCTCTGGCAGAGGAAAACCCCGATGAAGTACCGGCCGTCGTCGCTGAAGTTATCCAATGCGCGGATGACCTCTGGGCATCGTCAGTTGCAAAGTTTGCGCGCGCGGCTGCGCTCTCAGACGATGAGGATCAACGAGTTAGAGGAGCGTTCGTATTCGCTGGAGGTAGTGCTACAGGCCGCGCTTCATCATTTG